AATTTATGTAGCTAAATGTAAAAATCTTTTTAGATTTCCCAAGACAGACTGGGTATACTTTCCTAAAATACGTATCTTATATGAAAGCATTGTATCTGGTGAAGTTAAAGAATACTATGAGGAATTAAAAAAGGATATGAAAAGTAAGGACTATGAATTTATTGATAATAATAATTATAATGCTACACATGTTAACTTATTAAAAAATCGTGGCAATAAATATTTTAAATGAATTATAAACAACAGTTAGAAGTAATAGAAGGACTATTCATTCCACCAGATACATCTATTAGAATGGATTGTCCTTTCTGTCATGGTAAGAATACTCTATCAGTAGATACAGCTTCCAATAATATAAATTGGTTTTGCTTTCATGCTGCGTGTAAAGCTAAGGGTAAGTATACAGGGGAGAAAGATATGAATTATGTAAACTCAACATTCAATAACAAAAATAAAACAGGTGATGTCCCCTTTGAATTACCAGATAGTTTCACAACTATATATTCAGACGACAAAGCTATGAAGTATCTACATAAGAACAATTGTTGGGAAGCATGGAGTTTAGGTAGAGCCACAATTAAATTTGATGTTGCACAGAACAGGGTAGTTTTCTGCGTTAAAGATCCCAAGACAGATAAGATTGTAGGTGCAGTAGGTAGAGGACTAACTTCCAGAGTGTACCCTAAGTGGTACATGTATGGTAATAAAAATATACCTTTTACTTGTGGTTTAATTGAACATAAGGAGGCTATACTTGTAGAAGATTGTGCCTCTGCTTGTGCAGTATCTAATGTACTAACAGGTATAGCCCTAATGGGCACCTCATTAAAAGAATCCCATAAGAAATACTTGACACAGTATAAGAAATTGTATATAGGTTTAGATAGAGATGCAACAACAAAATCATTTGATATTGCTAATGAACTAAAATCTTACGGTGTTAAGAATGTTCATGTTAAAGTATTAGAAGATGACTTAAAATATTATGTAACAAAAGAAATAGAGGAGATGTTTAATGACTGAGACGATGATGAAAGAAATAGTAGAGGATTGGAGAGAATGGAGGTATGACATTATAGAATTAAATAATGCTACGTGGACACAAAGAGATGAGCATAAACTTAATGCTATAACAAATATATTAGAAGAACAATTAGAATTACACACAGAGGAATAGAAAATAAATGGATGATATATATTTAAGTACTTTTAGTAATGATTTAAAAAATAGTATTAAAAGAAGGTTAGACAAATCTGGAAGAGGTTATAATGATTTAGAAGAAACAATAGATAGATTAACTAAACAAAAAGAATATTTGCAAGAGCAATTAAGAAAAGCAGGACAAGAGATTAAAGAACTAAAGGATGACAATAAAAAATTAGCAAGACAAGTAGGGGATAGAAATTGAGTAGGATAAATAAATATAAAATAAAAGAACCTGTTTGGAAAGATAATAGCATAGGTATTGCTGACTTTAGATTAAGAGAGGCATTGCAAGTTGATATAACTTACAAAAATAAAAACAAAGAACGTATTTTTCCAGACACTTATATCATACATAATCCTAATCTAATAGACAGGGACTACCAAACTATACAAGGTAGAAAAATATATAAATTTTTAATAAGTGAACTAAATGTTTTTGTGGAAAAGGAATATAGTAAATGATTGAAAAGCAAATAATAAAACTAATGCTCAATAAAGATTTTTATACAGAGTATAAAGGTAAAGTATCTCGTAATGTATTCCAAGGTAGCTTCGGTTCCTTATATGACACAGTACAGAAAGCACATGATAAGTATGATGCTGATATAAGTATTGATGAGTTGTACTCTTTACACACTACAGTATTTAATCCTGCGTTAACACGGGCAGCTAAGGAGCAGTTCCATGAATTACTTGAGGACATAAAGGAAACAAGAGAACCATCAAAACAAATAGCAGATGATATTATAAAAATATTAATTGAAAGAGATGTAGCACAAAAGATTGCAATAGAAGCTACTGAAATATTTAACGGTAAACCTGCAGACTTTAATTTTATTACTAATCTTATAGAAAAGCATAAGACAGGATTGCCCGCACAGAAATTAGATGCAGTAACAAATGACATTGATGAGTTGCTTGAAGAATTAAATGTTGTGAGTAGGTGGCAATTTAATATCACTGTACTCAAAACTTATATAGGTGGAATCGGTCCAGGAAATTTAATGATAGCATTTGCTAGACCAGAGGTAGGTAAGACAGCATTCTGGGTTAGTCTTGTAGCAGCACCCCATGGATTTGCTCATCAAGGTGCAAAGGTACACGCATTTATTAATGAAGAACCTGCAGTGCGTACACAGATGAGAGCCATTAGTTCTTTTACTGGTCTTAATAAAGAGCAGATTACTGAAGATGTTCCTGCAGCGAGGGAGGAATGGGTTAAAATAAAAGATAATATTACTATGATTGATACTGTTGATTGGTCTATGGACGATATAGATAGTCATTGTGAAAAACATAAACCAGATATAATTATTATAGATCAATTGGATAAAGTAAATGTAAGTGGTACATTTGCAAGAACAGATGAGAAGTTACGAGCCATCTATACAAGTGCTAGGGAGATAGCGAAGAGAAGAAATTGTGTAGTTATTGCTATATCCCAAGCATCAGCAGATGCAGATAATAAAGACCATATAACTTTTACTATGATGGAAAACTCTAAAACAGGTAAAGCAGCTGAAGCAGATTTAATTATTGGCATTGGTGGTAATACTTCTATTGATCCAGGTAATACTAATAGAGTATTGAATGTTAGTAAGAATAAAATAACAGGGTGGCATGGTAGCCCACACTGTGTATTAAATAGATATATAAGTAGATTCACAGGTTAACAGAAAGGTAAATATGATAACAACAGTAGACGTAGAAACCTCGTACCAAAAAACAGATGCAGGTGGATTTGATCCATCACCTTTTAATCCTAAAAACATATTAGTTAGTGTAGGCATTAATGATGAATATTATTTTACTAATCATAGTGAAAGAGTTGATGAAGGATGCCATGCAAAGATACAAAAAATATTAGATGAGACTAAATTATTAATAGGGCATAACATTAAGTTTGATTTAAGTTGGTTACTTGAAGCAGGGTTTACATACACAGGTAATGTATATGATACTATGATAGCAGAGTATGTATTAAATCGTGGTGTTCGTAAGAGTTTAACATTATTAATGTGTTGTCAACGTAGGAAGTTAGATGCTAAAGATGATGCAGTAAAAGAATATATGGATAGAGGTGTATCTTTTGAGAACATCCCTGAAGAAATTGTAGAAAAATATGGAAGAGTTGATGTAGCTATTACACGACAGTTGTTTGATTCCCAAATGGTAGACTTAAAATCGGATAGAGATAAAGGTTTATTAAAAACAATTAAAGTTATGAATGAATTTTTAATAGTGCTTACTGATATGGAACGTAATGGTATCAATATAAACTTAGAAGATCTTACCCAAGTAGAAAGAGAATACCGAGCAGAGTTTGCATATCTAAAACAGAAGATAGAGAAGATTGTTTATGCAAAAATGGGAGATACTAAAATTAATCTGGGTAGTCCAGAGCAACTATCATGGTTAATCTATTCTAAAAAACCTAAAGACAAACATGAATGGGCTAAGATATTTAATACAGGTGTGGATAAGTTCACAAAGAAAAATAAAAAGAGACCTAAGTTTTCTTTTACCCAATTTAGAAAGCTAGTAGCAAATAACTCTGAGCCTATATACAGAACTATGGCTAGCAGATGTTTACAGTGTACAGGTAAAGGTGTTCTTTTAAAAATTAAAGTTGATGGTACACCCTATAAAAAATATACTAAGTGTAATGATTGCCATGGAGAAGGTATTGTATATGCTAATATGGCTAAGTTTGCAGGGTTTAACCAAAGACCTAGAAGTGTATACGATATTTCGGACTCTGGATTTAGAACAGATAGAATTACTTTAAGTAAAATTGCAGGAGAGGCAGAGGGAGAGTTTAGAGAGTTCATTGATTCTATAATTAGACACAATGCTATATCTACATACCTAAATACTTTTGTAGAAGGTATACAAAACTTTACAAATGCTAATGGATTACTACATCCTAAGTTTATGCAAGCTGTTACAGCTACAGGCAGACTATCAAGTAGAGATCCTAACTTTCAAAATCAACCAAGAGGTACAACCTTCCCTATTCGTAAGGTTATACAATCTAGATTTGAAGGTGGTCAGATACTTGAAGTAGACTTTGCACAGCTAGAGTTTAGAACTGCAGTATTTCTCGCACAAGATAAACAAGGTATGGAAGATATAAAAAATAAAATAGATGTACATAAATTTACTGCTGATATCATAGGTGTATCAAGGCAAGATGCAAAGGCACATACGTTTAAACCTTTATATGGTGGTACAACAGGTACAGAAGATGAGAAGAAATACTATAGAACATTTGCAGAAAAGTATAAAGATATAACTAAATGGCATGAAGAATTGCAAAGTCAAGCTATAAACTTTAAAAGGATTAAGATACCTACAGGTAGGGAATATTCCTTTCCATATGCAGAACGTATGCCTTGGGGTGGATCTAGCTATGCTACACAAATAAAAAATTACCCAGTGCAAGGATTTGCAACTGCTGATATTGTACCTTTAGCATGTATAAAAATATATAAGCTAATGAATGA